CCGAGATTACCCAGACCAGGAGCGCTCGGGGTGCCCAACGGATTAACCACCCCGCCGGTCGCACTGATCGTAGTGCCGCCGAGCACGAAGCTGCTTGCTCCGCCCGGTCCAGGCGCGGTTGTTCCCGACACCCCGGCCGTTCCTCCAGCCCCGATCACGACAGTCGCCACTGCGCCCGGCGTGACGCCGATCATCCGCTTCCGTGCGTATCCGCCACCGGAACCGCCGCCGCCGGTAAAGCCGCTGATCGACGCCCAGGAACCGGACCCTCCGGCCCACACTTCAACCTCGATCGTGGTGACGCCGGCGGGCACCGCCCACGTCCCCGAGCTGGTGATGTTGTGGACCCCATGCGGGATCGCGCCGATTAGCGCTTGGATCGACAGCAAGACCTGGTTGAAGACGGTTGCGGTCGTGTCGGCGGTGATGCTCGCCGCTGCCAGGATCGACATCAGCTCTTCCTGGAGCATGGTGACGAACCAGTAGCGGACGCGCGTTGCCGGCGAGATGCCCGGCAGCGCAGGCCCGAAATACCCGGTCGTTCCGGTCAACGCCGGAGGCGACGGCAGCGTGGCAACCGCCGTCGGGTCAGTGATTCTTTGCATGAAGTGTCCCGATCAGGAGAAAACGAAAAGGACCAACGTCCCGGCCGGCGTGTCTTGCGTGATGCGGCATACCAACTCGCCGGCGTCATAGGTTTCCAGCGGATCGTCCACGCTGGATTCTTCGACGGAGAAATAGAAAGTCGTGATCTGCGGTGCGTTCACCTGCCAGATGAACGCCCACTCCGGTTCGAGCAGCGGTTCGTCGCAAGGCATGTCCACGGTGAACGGCGAGAACTCGGTAATGGTGATTGTGAACCCGAGCGCCGCCGCCAGCGCGATGAAGTACGCCGTGGTCAACGCACCCCGCGCGCCAAACTTTGCACGGACCGCAGCCTGGCGCTGCTCGACCGAGGGGTTCGGCGCCGTGCACGGGTCGGGCAGGCCGAGCGAGTTCTCCCACTCTTCCAGCAGGTTTTGCGTCGTCGCCGGGCTGGCGTCGATCAGGACCTGTGCCGCTGCCGCCGTGCTGCGGGTATAGGTCGGCGCCAGCGCCAGCATGACCGCCGACAGCGTGGACGCTGGATCGCGGCGCCACACGCGGCCCGAGGGCAACAGCCGCAGCATCGCCTGCTGATAGTCGGCATCGCCAAATGCAGGAGGGGTCGGCATCAGGAATAGGTGACCGTTCCGAGGGTGAACAGGTAGCCGGCCGCCGACGTGATCGGCCACGTCGAAGGCGTGGTGATCGCGAACGATGGCAGCCCGCCGATCGCCGTGATCGCCGCGGCGCAATCGCTCTGCTCGATCGACGTGGTTGCGAGCGGCGAGTCTTTCTGCATCAGCAGCGTGGTCAGCGCGGCCGAGACCAGGGCCTGCTGCGCCGTCGTGATGCCGGAAAGGCCGGCCAGCGTGAACGCCTGCGTCGAGGCCTGCGGCGCGACAGCATAGACCAGCATCGTCACCGCGCGCAGCGCGTAGAGGAAATTCGCCACCGCGAGCTGGTCGCCCGTCGCTGCCGTATCACGGGTTTCCTGCGCGGCGACGCCGTTCGTTCCCTGCGGGAAGCCGCCATAGGCAGCCTCCGACACGTCCATCATAAAGAAAACCGTGACGGTGCCGGCGCCAGCGATCCACGGCGCGCACCACGCGCGGGTAACGCCGGTCACCTGCAAAGCCCAGGTCACGAAATCGGCCTGGTTACCGCCATGTGGCGGCGCCGCATAACTCTCCTGCATGCGGGTCCGCATCGGCCCGTCTGTCTCCAGGTCCGCGCCGCCCGTGATCGCGGCCGTCGCGGCGCCGGTCGCGTTGATGCCGCCGATCGACACGCCCAGCTCTAGCGGCGTGCCGCTGTCGGTGTTGCCGTTCGAGCCCGCCACCAGCGCGACGACAGTCACCGCGACCGATCCGCCGCCGCCAACCGTCGCGTCGGCCGCCGTGGCGTACTGGACGCCGTCGCCCCGGCTGCAAACCGTCCCGCCCGGCAAAGGGGTGTTGACGACGCCCGGCCAGGATGCAGGGCCAGAGGCGAAGGTTGGCGCCTCGCGCAACACCGGGGTCGGCGCCATCGCCGCCCATCCCTCCAGGTATTCGCCGGTCGAGGTGAACGGCGTCGATTGCAGGGAGATCCAGTCGAGGTAGCCGTAATGCAGATAGGCGAGGCCGGCCTGCACCCAGGCCAGCACGCGCAGCACGGCCCTGCGCAGGAACCCGTCTGCGTTCGGCAGATCGGACGCGGTGATGTCCTGCATCGCCTGCGCGCGAAGTGCAGTGAGGGTCGGCCGGGGAAAAGGCACGGATCAGGATTCCTGCGACCAGGCGTAGCTGTAGAGGTTCGGAACGCCGTTCGCCGTGATGGTGACAATCGCGCCGATGCCGCCCGGGCCTGTGAAAAACGGTTGCGCGTCCACCGCCGACGCGACGCCATCGGTGATCATCCAGGCGTGGCATTGGATGATCTGGTCGCGCAGCCAGTTCAGCGTGTCTTGCGTGCGCGGCCGGGCAAAAGCCTGGTAAATTTTCGAGCCGATACGATCGTCCGGGATCACGGCGAGGGTCGGGTCCTCCAGCGCCGCATAGGTGTCCCCCCACCAGCCGTGCGGATCGGTGTCGAACACGATGTCGCCGGGATCGACCTGGGCATCGGTGAACATGCTGATCAGGGAAGCCGTCCCCAGGTCGTGCCCCAACTCCAGCCCGGCGCCGAGCATATTGAGATCGCCGGTCCCCGTGGCCGGGTCCCACACGATGCGAATGTCGCCCATTACGTGCTGGCCGTTGGTGCGGTGGTGCCCGCCGCAGCGGTGCCCTCGCCGTGCTTGTGCGTCTGCAAGCCGACCTGATCGGCGCCGCCATAGCCCGCGATGACCGCCCCGGTGACGTGCAGATCGCCGGCGATCGTCATCGGGTTGCCGGCGCACGCAACCGACGGACCGCCCGCGGTCAGCCAGACATAGGCGCCTCGAAGATCGTACAGCGCGGCATCGCCCACGCCGAGGTTGCGCAGCCGATAGGTCTGGTGGCCCCCGGCGATCGCCAGGGACTTCGCCCGGTCGCCGTCGAGGAAAGCCAGGTGCAGGTCGGTGCCGATCGGCGGCGAGCCGGTGACGCCGAACCCATACAACACCGGTATGTTGTCGCGCATGGACAGCGCGTCGAGCTGCGCCTGCACCGTCTGCACCGGTCCGCTGTCGTTCACCGCCAGCGTCGTGCGGGCCAGCGCGAACGGTGCGCCACGGCGCAGCATCAGCGCACTCACCTGGCGCTCCAGCATGACGACCTGGCGCGTCAGCATCGCGACGGTTGCTTCGAGGGACGTGGACATGCAGCCTCCGGCCGCTACGGCGGCGTGCTGGTGGATGGCGGCGCGGGGGACTGCGCGGTCTGCGGCGCGTTGGTCAGCTCGGCATCGAACAGGTTCAGCGGGTTTGGCTCGGGGGTGAATGCGTCGGGCGGCATCAGGATCAGGTCGGTATGCGTGCCGCTCATGTCCTTGCGGAAGGTCAGCGAGCCGATGATCCACGTCGCGTCGGCGATGTCGGCCGCAGGTGCGTCGATCGTCGCCAGCCGGTTCGGCGTCCAGAGGGTGCCCGCGCTGTCGCGCCAGCTATCGCAGGTGATGGACGCGGCCTGGCTGCGGCCGATGCGCCGGGCCTTCTCCCAGTTCGCGCGCTGTTTGGCGATGGCGTCGTTGTCGATCGTCTGCTGCCCGGCCGGGGTCGGTGCGATCTGCTCCGAGACGATGATGCGCAGCCGGTATTCGCCCAGCGTGTCATCCAGGATGGTGGCGCGGCGATTGGCCAGGCCGCCCAGGTCGGCGGTTTGGTCGACGCCCGAGTAGACCACCACGTAGGTCGAGAACCGGCCATCGACGGACCGCTCGCCATTGATCGCCTCGACGTTGCCCGGGAGGGTGAAGCCGGAGGCATGCTGCGCGGTGCCGATGCGATCCAGCACGAGGCGGCCGGACACGTCCTCGTAGACCAGGTAGCCGGCGTAGCGGGCGACGGATTCGATTATCTGGTAGGGCGTCTCACCCAGCGGCACCTGGAACGACGGGATCGCGATGCCGAGGTCTTGGACAGCCGAGCATGCGGTGATGCCGTACGCGTTGCAGAGCTTGGCCGCCACGTCGAGGGCGTTCGCGCCGTTGATCTGACCGCCGCGGATGCCGGGGTCGTTCAGCAGGTCGGCGGAGCAATCCACCAGGTTGCGGGTGATGCCGCGGCCCGAGAGGGTGACCTGGTGGTTGCGCGCGTCGATCGGGATGGAGCGGCGGTCGATTTTGCCGGTGATGATGAGGTCGGAGCCGATATAGATCAGGCATGGCTGGCCGGGGCGGGTGCCCGCCAGGGCTGGGCCTTGCAGGAACTCGGCGCTCGCGGTCAGCGACCAAGTGTTCGGCATCGACTCGCAGGAGCGGGTGATGGTGACGTTCTGCCAGCCGACGAAGCGATTGGAGCCGACCTGGATGGTTACGTCATCCGGGTTGGAGCCGAGAGACACTGCCACAGCGTATCGCTTCGTTGCATGAGAGGTCGGTGCCGACGCCGCGAGGCCTACGCCCCACAACGATGGCAGGAGAAGAGTTCGGGTCTGCCGCTGAAAGAAGGACGGTGGCTACACCGGTCAGCAACGCGCCAGTCGAGCGAGAGGTCGAGTTCAAGGCGTAGTCCAGGGATGAGCCACTCGGCCCGGAGCTTGGACGTGATCCCTACAATTGACCCTAAGCTTCATTTCCTATAGTTGGTACCAGTCACAGATCCTGTTTCCATGGATCAGTCACGCGAATGACTGGCGCCACCCATCAGTTTTTCCGGATGCCACGTTTCGAGGGTATCTGCATCGCGGGATTCGTTAGCGTACTAACGCATTGTATCCAAAACCGTCGGGATCGCCTTCTATTTGAC